GTGTGAATGTGAAACGTGTTAACTATCAAGCAGCAGCGACACTGTAGGAATAGCGATGAGCAACAGTTGCACGCTTGGAGTTGACACAGTTAGCGTTAATCCAGAAACCCAACGACATGTTAGGATTGGCAAGCAAGTTAACAATCGCACGACGAGAAACGTTGCGATAAGTATATGCATTGCCGTTAGCAAAGCATACATCAACAGTGCCATTAACTGCGTTAACAGTCATGAAATCAACAGCGTCAGAAGTGCGAACAGGAACAAAGATGTTGAACATAATAAGTTGAATGAAGTGGATAAAGTGTAGCAGTGAGTGCTACTGAGAGGCGAAAGCGGCGCGTCAGCGACGCACCTATGCCTCAGAGTAACAGTCAAGCGTGGTTATACATAAACTGATCGAGAGTGTAATGCTCGTCGTCAGTGTCTGTCTCGTCGATAAGTTGCTCGATAGATAATGAGTTAAGATACTCTAGATGCTCATCAGTTGACATGTCAACGTCGGGATCGAAATCGTCGTGAATGAGATAGTCATACTCGTGTTGAAGTGCATCGATGAGTTGTTGGCGTGTGTACTGCATGTTGAGTGGTGAACTGATCATGTACGTAGTATGGCAGAGAATCGAGGGAAAGTCAAGAGGTAGTGGACACTTATTAAACTGGTTGGTAGTACGTGTGTTCTACAGCGTTGCTGATTTCATGATGCTGAATGCCGTTAATCTTTGCTGGTTTGTTACGCTTACCCTTTGGCACTCGATCACACCACATGAGCGTACGCATAGGTTTACTACCGCGCGTGAATGTGACTTCTTTGAGTTTAACTTTAGTCGTCATCGTTGAACTCATTAATGCAGGAAAGATAGGCGTAGAAGTAATTATGTGGTAACTTATTCTCGTGCACATCATTCAGTGCATTGTACCACATGTTACGATTGTCGTAGAGTTTGTTATACATAGTGTGAACTCGTTTCACTCGTTCTCAAACACGCTTGAAGGTGTAACCATTGTCGAAAGGAATGGTGAACTTAGCACCAACTTCGTCATCTTGAATAAACCACTCAAACTTGTGCTGATATACACCTTGATTCATACCATCACACAAACCGTTGATGATAGCATTCAGTCGTGATTTAGTTGTGTTTGACTGCCAACCACCATCATAGATCTCAACACTATGCTTGTCAATCGTAGCGATTAAGTTGTTGTGAAGATACACACAAGATACATCACGTGATGGAGAATACAACACTTCAGTGTTATCTTTACGCCAATCTAGTTTGTGTTGAATAGCGTTGATCATCTGTCGTTCAATGAGTCGCATCGTCTCTCCGTTTGGTATGCACATAGTATGGCACCAAACGCGCTCGAGCGCAAGCAATGGTGTGCACTTGTTAAACTGTCTCAACACAGATATTTTCTCATGTTGAGACTCAATGAGACAACAATGATAATCATTCTCAAAATATATTTAACATGCACAATCTCCCGCTCACGCTTCACCTCGCTCGCACTTCGTGCTCACTCGGTTACGCGCTCGCTCGTTGCAATCGTCACGTGAAATAAATGTTCACACAGTGCAATCACGTGGCAAAGGAAGCGAGCGAAGCGAGCGGCAGTAAGCGTTAGTTAAGCGACACAAATAATATTTGTATTTTTAACACCCCCAATGGGGGATTTATTTGTAATTCTTATTAGCAGATAGGGTTGACAAATTTTTGCCATTTTTTAGCCAGGTTAACGCCAGTTAAGCGGCTTTAGCAGAACATTGCAGCATAAACGGTAGGAAACTCCTGTTCAATCAGTGTTTTAACCTGATCTGCGATCTGTTTATGCTCCAGTTGAGTCCCGTTAGCGCATCTTAGGTCAGTATAATGCAGCCAAGAGCGGAGAGTACCGTTCATATAGAGTTTTGTAGGGCTAGCAAGCGGTAAAACATCACGTGCACACTCTTTTGCTACACCTGCAAGCAACATTTCTTCATATAACGCTTCACCAAGTTCAAAATAGCTATTAATCTTGAAGTTAAAGTCTTTAACGGTGTCAATCGGCAGATCATCGGTACTATTCTGACGATTCTTTATGTCTTGCCTGCGTAAATGAGGAATTGAAGAAGGTTCCGTCACTTGAGCGTACCTTTGACTAAATTCTTGGAAGCTAAAGGATCTATGGCGTAAGATTTGAGCAGCAACACTTCGGGTTGTCTCAATCTCTACACACATATTAACCATTTCAAAGGGTGACCAATGACGATGTTCAATCAAGTACTTAATCAAACGTTCATAGTTAGGATTATCTTGATTGTTGGGGTTTGATACCCGTGCCATATAAGCAATAAGCTGTTCAGCATCAGGGGTGGTATGTACCAAACGTACGTTATGCATACAGTAGTATAGGTTGTGGTGGGATTGTGGTTGGGGTTGGGATGTACAATAAGTACTCACGGGATTCACCCGTTAGTGGTAGTGGAGTAGATGAATGAACCAAGAGGGAGAATGTTGTCGTTTGTGTTTGGCTCCTCCTCACGGTTCATTAGTAAAAGGAGGAGTGAGAGCTTGTCTCGAACTCCTCCCTTCCGGGAGTCGGGTCCACCCTTCCCTTCCCCCTTATACGGACGGGACCGTTCTAAACCCAGTTGGGGACTGAGTTTTTAGAGTTACCTTTAGCTTGTTGTCTTTGTTCTAAATTCATGCCCAAAACCATGTGATTTGCGGATGCTTGAGGGTCATCTAACATCTCTTCAAGTAATGCATTCCACTCCATACGTTTACGTTCTTTGATAGCTTCTTGGGCACTAATACCCATAGCATCTGTAAAGTACTTAACACCTTGAGCTAAACAGTCAAGTCTGTCATCATGTTTAACGGCACCTTTCTCACGACACATCCTACTCATTTGATAGAATAGCATATACATCAGTCGTTTTTCTGGTGCTTCGTCTGGGTTAGACTTAAAGTCCCATTCAATAACTGATCTGTCGATTACAAGTCGGTGTTGGTTGAGCACTGGTTCAAGTGAGTCAATGATTCGATCTTCTTTTCTAACGGTAGCTCTGACTTCATCAACATCAATTTGCTGGTTAGTCTGCTGTAGATGTTTTCTGAATAACTCAGCAACAAGGCCATCACCAAAGTTAGTTTCAACCACGAGCTTAGAGACTGCATATTTTTTACAACCTTTTAGAATGTCCAAGAGCGTATTGTCTGAGTATCCATCTCGGTAAGCACGCATTTCGTGCAAGTACAAGATACCGTTGCGTTGCGAGATATAAGCTGCTGTCGTTTCATCTGAGCCACGACCCGACGGGTCAACCGAGCAGATTGTCTCGGTGTAAGAGTCCCAGTCTCCTTGGAGCTGCATTGGACTGTAGAAATAATCTCCAGGTAAACCGACAATGGGTAGGTCTTTGATGACGTTCTTTGGATCTGAGCACCAGATGATGGACTCAGGAGCAGACTTAGGATTGACAGAGGTAACAATAAGGTCTGCACATTTAAGCGGGAATTTGTCAGCATCGGAAAGACTCGTATCTAACATGAACTGCAACATAAAGTTGCTACGACCCATTGACGCTTCACGTTCAATCAGGTCTTCATTATCAAATCTATCATCTGTTACGTCCCACTTCTTTGCACCGTTATCAAGATCATCGACCAGCTGAGGCGCTAGAAGGCCCTCGTAATTCGTTGTCTTACGTGGGTATCGTGCAGGCCAGACAAAGGGCTTGTAAGAGCGTTCTGCAAGCCTCTTATAGACCGTAAAGGTAGTCTGAGGAGTACCTAGGTACATGATTCGACTATCTTCTTTAGGCGTTAAGATGGATTCAGCCTCTGTACAGAGTTGAAGTAGCTTCTCACGCATCAATTCAGTCATTGAGTTACCAGGAACTTCAATGTCGTCAAGGATCATCAGGTCAGCACGAGAGCCAGTAAGCTGACCAGTGATACCGACTGACTTAACAGAAGGAGCTTGGTGCGGTGAGCAATTAATGTCAAATGAAACCCTAGACCATCTGGAATCATCAGATTTAGGGCGCATATGAGCCAACCAGGGTGTTTCAATGATCAGTTTTTGTAGAAAGATTGACATGTTATCCGCCCGTTCTTTAGAGGCGGAGATAATCATTATTTTTTTCTCAGCATCGTTAAAAAGAGTCCAAAGCACAAAAGCCCCAGTAATCCAGGACTTTCCAACACCCCGGAAGGCTTGGATTTGTAAACGCTTTGGACCGTGCTGAAGGTAATCAGCGATTGCATATTGTGCACGGGTTGGATTAGGCAGATCTAGTTGGGTCCATAAAGCCTGCAGAAACAGCTTAAAATCGTCTCTGAGGAGGTCTAAAGTATTCATAGGTACAATCTAGCGTAAAGGGGGTGGAAGGGGCTTGTAGGGGCTTTTAGTTAAGACCCAGCTGTTCAGATAAACCGAACTCAGGAAGCGTGAATTTAACACTACCAAGCCCAAACGATATACGTCCTCCACGCTTGCGTGCTTCTTGGGCACGTTGACTCCCACCATAAATACGTTGGGCGGGTTCAACAACCATAGTAGCCGGACCCACTGCTTGAGCAATAGGAGCAACAGCACGACCAACAGCACCAAGTCTAGGTGCAACACGTTGTGCTACTTGAGCAATCCCTTCTCCAACTACCATTTCAGTACCAGCAGATTGAACAGCACCAATATAGTCACCTTCTTTAAGTTTAGTCATAGCTTCTTCGCTGGTAAGTAATCCACCAACTGAACCTACACCAACTGCACGAAATTTAGCAGCACCATTTTGCATAACAAAAGGTTCATAAAATTTACGAATAGCAGCTTCTACTTGATCACTTTTAGCAGTAAACAAATTTCTACGTACTGCTAATTCTTCAGCAGATTCAAGACCAGTGTATTTACTACCAGCAATAGCATCTAATTCATCCATCAAAGGTTGTAAAGCTTTAATAGATTTTAAACCTTCTGTCCTTTGAATATCCATTTGAGGTGCCATACCCTCAACAGCTTCTCGCCAAGTAGTGGCACCAGGAACATCACCAGTAACTAATTTACCTACTGTAGTGTGTGCCTTAGGTAACGATAACTCTTTGGCTTGAGTAACACCTAATTGAGCAGCTGCACTACCTTCGATACCTTTTAATGCATCACTTTTTAAATGACCAGCTCTAAACAAGCTTTTAAGGTTTTCAGGTACGTTACCCCAAGGACCAAACAATTCTCTAAGGGCAGCACGTGCCTGTTGTCGATTAGCTTGACTTAATTTTCTGAGAGTATCACCACCAGTACGTTGTGCGTAAAAGTGGTGAATAACATCAGACATAAGCTGTTTACGTGACATAGAAGTACCACGACTGCTTTCATCTAGTAAGTTAGATTCAATACTACGAATAGATTGCAGTAGATCTTTAGCAGACATGCCTTCAGATCTAGCCATTTCAAGTAGCTCAGCATACGCCTCAGGGTTAGCAACTAGCTCACCAGAGAATCTTTTAATACGTTTATGTTGACTAGATTTAGGATCTTTTCTTTGTAATTCAGCTTCGTAATCGTTAACAAGATTAACAGCCCATTCTTCTAACTGAGCTAGCTCTTTATCCATTTAAGTAATATACTCCATAATAAGTTTTTCACGGAGTCTATTAACTCCAAATTTGTCTCTCATCCAAGAGAGGACGGGTGTACTTCCTTTGTCCTGATTACAACTGGTACAAGCACAGACGACATTCGTTGCGATGTCCTGCCCACCACGAGAGCGAGGATGGACATGATCAATAGATAATTGAGATAAGTCATAAGTCTTTCCGCAATAGATACATGTGTTGTCGAAATGTTCCTTAATGCTGCGCCTCCACAGGCGCTTAGCTTCTGGAGAGGTCATAACGATTAAGTTGTAGAGGTAGTCGTCAGGGGTAGGAAGTAGTGGAGTCATGCTCGGCCTTTACGTGCTCGGTTTTTAGATGCTGCTTCAAGAAATGTTTTACCATTCTTTTTGTGTGATACATCTTTACCGTCGCCATTACCGTAAGTGCCACGTTTGCGATTCTCCTTATTCAGTTCAGTACGCTTTTTAATCTGTAGTTTAGATGAGTCGTACTTTTTTTGATACGATTTGTAGTTACCGTTGGCGTATTTAGCGCCACTAAATTTAGACTTTCGGGCCATAAAGCCTCCGTTGGACAAGTTCAGGATCAACAGTAGGAAGGATTGCTGCAAGTTTATCTAGTTGTGTACCTTCAAAAGCGACACCACTGATGTCATTGGTTTTAAGCCAATCACAAGCAGCTTTTAGATCCGCAGTAGTAGCTTCGCCAGACTTAATGCGTGCCAGAAATTCTTTTGTGACGAGGTTGTGGAGTTCATTAAATTGATCCTCAGTAGCTTTTTTCTTAACCATTCTTCAACAGCATTTGATCAAGTTTGTTTTCAATGCGGATCATGTGATCTTCCATTTTCCTCATGGTTACATTAAATTGTTCTTGAGGAACATAATTTGTTGCAACACGGAGTTCAAATGCGTCAACACGACGATCCAATTCTGTTATTCTGTTGTGTAATCGATTTGTAATAGCAGCCCCGCCAGCAATTACTGCCACGAGTGCTGAGACACCAGCTTCAATCATTGATTAGAGATACAATAGGTACAATGTCGTGGCATAACACTTCTACTCGACTACCGGGACGAAATGTGAAGCCAGCTTTCATTATCTCCGTACACTTTAGTGCTCGGACAAGCTCGTAGTCCAGGCGCATCTTTTGCTCATGTCTACGTGCAATTTGTTTACAGGTTTCAACCATTCCGCCATCTAGCGGTACAGAAAATCCAACCTGCACACCAAAATTACTATTACGTTGGTAGCTATCAGTATGTACATCACCACCCATATAGAATGGTTGGAATGTCATTGTAGTACCGTTACAGGAGTTACCGTTGACAAAGTATTGCCGTGATGGTGCTCCGTTATTTTGGAATTGTACAGCTTGGTTGGTTACGTTACCCGTAGCGGCAGCTACAGGTGACGCACTATTTTGTACTGTAGGTTCCTCAGCATACGCAGGAGTCACTGCGAGAAGACTGACAAGGAAGTAGTAGTAGAGACTTGTTGGATTGTTTCGGTTACGTCGATTGTCTCGACGATTCCGGCTGCTCGATCTACAATCTCCAGTTGAAACTGTTCTCCCGCATTGGTTACGGAGAACGTTGTTGAAGAATCTTCGATTGAACCACTGGGTGTTACGTTGGTTCCAGACCATGATTTATAAGTCCCGCCGTACACTTCAGTAGAAATAGTACGGTCAATATCAATTGTAGTTGTGGTAGTAGATTGCATACTACCTTGTGTGAAATTAGGTGTAACGGATTGAGCCGACACAGGTGCTGCCAACAGCATCAGCAAGATCAATTTCTTCATTTGTTTTTTTCACGAGTGATTGAAAAAGTTGCTAAGGTGCCACTAAGAATGGAAGCCACATAAGTTGGATCCATTTTTGGCATCCATCCTGCATAAGATGCAGTTAAGAGTCCGGCAGACCAGCAGAGGACGACGAACTTGATAAATCCGGCTTTCTTTTCGTTATCT